CCTTTGTTTGAAATACTTGAGTAATAAACGGTATTTCTAATCGTTCAATTTATGCGCCTTGTGAGCCGTAGATTCCTCTCCAATCGGAGAAACCAAAACTATATCTTTCACGTGCTTTGTAACGAATGTTTCCAGTAGAGAAATCTGGTTCCATGGAAGTTTCCATGCCAGTTCTTTGGAACATTTTAAGGCCATCGCCTTGTGATGTTACAGAAGTCAAGATGAAGAAAGCATCTGGATCTGTTAAGTAATGATTAACAGAATAACCACCAGGTAAAACACCTGTGTTAGCTATTGCGTTTAAGTCATTATCAGCAGTTCCAGATCTCAAAGGAGAATTAAGAATTCTGTCAGCAACAAAAACTAGTTCACTAGGAACAATAAGTTTTTCAGCTTGAACAGAAACAATTAATCCTTTGTCATCTGTGAAGTTAGATATGTCAATTAAAGCATCTTCTAATGAAGTCTCATTAAGATCAGCCATTGATGATGCTCTGTTTGCAGCTGAACCACCACCACCAAGGGGATGATCTGTTGCAATTAGAGATTTTCCGTCTCCTCCAGTAAAGCTACTTGAGAAAGCGTTATTTAAAACATCTGCGCCTTTGACTTCTTTCGAATTAGCCATAGATCTTGCGAGTGCTTTAACATATCTTTTACCTAAAGAGTCATAGAGGTTGTCTTCAACAGCTTCTTCAGTTAAAGCAAACGCTAGTGCCACAGTATCGTGGGTATAACGTGCGCTGTAACTTTCGTTAGCGTTGTCAAAAACTACGCTTTGACCTTCAGTTTTAGTTGGTGCAGAACCAAATCCTGTTATTAGGACTTCTTCTTCAAACGCTCTTGAGGAATCTTCAATGTTGAAAATTTCTTCATATTCACGATTGTATTCGTCATAAGAAAGTCCAAATAAGGAATTTAGTCCGGGTTCTAACTCTTTAGCGAGTTGAGCTCTTGATATTGCCATTATTATCTACCTTATGCTAGACCAGCACCTTTCTGTCCCATAATGTGGTTTTGAATCACACATAGTACATTGGTGTTGGCGGATGCTACATCCGAGTTATTAGGATCCTGGGAAACATCTAATGCTTTCAGAGGTAATGTCGCGGTAGTGTTACCGGTCGTTACGTCTAGTTCCATATTAGATACTCCAGACTTAGTATCGCCAACTGGTGAAGCATCCACAATGTCAAAGTTACCGAACAGATCTGCCACCGGGAAGGTGTCATCTGCTTGGACTTCAAACACTACGTTTGGATCGTCAATTATGTTAGCAATGATATCCGAAGCAGAAATACTGCCAGGATACGTGTTTTTAAATACTTGTTCGCCTGTGGTTGGATCTGTGTAAGAACACCCGTTGAACACTCCGACAATCGGAACGGTTCCAGTTGCAACATGTCTTCCTAATACCCCAGCTGTTAACTGAGTAACAAGATCACCTTGAAACAATGGTGTTGTAACTCCACTCGCTACTCTGTATCGGCTTTGGCCGCCAGAATAGGGTGCTCCACCCATCATACGAACAGGCTTACATCCAAATGCGCTATCTTTATTAGCCATTTAAAATTCTCCTATTTATGATTGTTACTTTTTCCCAAAAGTAACATTAGATTCTCTTTTTGAATCGTACTTGACATATCTACCATCTTTCTTAGATTCGTTAAACACATTATTGTCTAAAGCATCTTTAGCTTGTTGGCTTTTTCCTGCGTAATATTGATTACGCTCTGAGATTGTTTCAAGTGGCATTTTCGCCAAGAGTAATCCTTCGTTATATACTATGCCAGCATGTCTACCAGAATCTGCGGTAGGTAATGCGTATTCTTGTGGTAAATCAGTCCCTCTTACGAGTTCCCAACCTTCCCTCAATCTTCTGCTTACGTTACCTCTATCCTCCACACCAAGCATAGATTCTCTTATCCAACGATAAGCGTATCCTTCTGGTGCAGGCGGTGTTTCTAGTTTTCTTACCGGCCTCCATGGTTGTCTGCGAGCTTCTTTAGCGTGAGTCTCGGATTCACGGGATTGTCTGGTTGGTTCTTGTTCTACTTCATTAGTCATTATTTTGCCTCCCTTGCGGAAATTTTTTGTTTTTCTTTAGCAACAGATTTTAACCACATGTCTTCCGACATATTGTGCGGCTTCAAACCTTTGAGACGTTCAACTTCTGATTTCGAAAAAGTCACTCCGTTCTTTTTGCCTTGTGTTTTTTGTCGACTTCCAACGGAAGCAGGAGCAACTCTTTGCACAGCGGGTTTAGCTCCTTCTTTTGCGACATTTTGCCCAGATTGTAAATCTGGATAAACTTTGTAAACTCTAGTATTTAGCTGGTCATAATATTCATCTGAATCAGCTTCAAAACCTTCGTTAATTAAATTGTAGTGAGTAAAGTAAGCAAATTGCGTAGCTTGAGTATTAGTGTCATCACTAGTATCTCCATACCATTGATTTTGCTCATGCCAAGACTCCGCTTCTTTTGTTGCCTTTACTTCTTGTTGTTGTTGTTGTTGTGGTTCTTGATAGTATTGTTGTGGTTGTACTGGTTGTGGATTAGCAAAAGCTTGTTCGCTTTGTGCTTTAGCCATTCTAATCTTTTCTTTTTGAATACTAAGATCGCTTTTTAAGGTGTCAGCTTTTGACATTAAATCAGCATCATTTGACGCAACAGCTTTTTTATACAAGTCATGGGCTTGCATTTCTTTTGCTGTTAAAGCCTCTTCTTCTTTTTGGATCATGTGATGCCTTGTTTGCATCCTTTCTTGACCATAAGCTATTGTTTCAGCTTCTTTTTGAGCTAACATTTGTTCTAATCTAGCAGATTTTTCTTCTGCTGCTCTATGTTTCTCATTTAACTTATTAATTCTTTTTGAAACCGACTTTGTATAGTTATCCAATTCATCTTCTGGGGACGCTTCTACTATATCTTGTTCTACTACCTGTACTTCAATTTCATCAACCTCTGGTTGAATCGTTTGTGTATTTTCTTGTTCATTCATATTTATAAACTCGCTATGTCATCGGGATCGAGTATGGTGGCTATAACTTCATCATCGTTGATGATTCTTACTTCTGCACCGTCCTCCAATTTAAACCTAGAGCCAGAGTAACGCCCTATTAAAACCCATTGTTTTTCTTCACACCAAGGAGTTTCTCCATACCTTGACTTATTGTTATAGCATAGTGGTCCTTTTTTTACCACATAAGCAACAACTGTAGCCAAAGCCTCACGATCGGTAGTTTGTTTTGTCAGAAGGATTCCACCCTCTGTTTTTGCCTTACCAGCATAGGGCAGGACTAACATACGCCAACCAGTTGGTTGTGGCATACGATCTAATACTGTTTTGTCTAATAAAGTAGGATCTAAAACTCTGGACTGTTCTTGTATGTAAGCATCTGCAACTATGTCATTTGTAGATTTTAATTCTGCCATTTATTTTTCCTGGTAAAAGTCTTTTAATTCGTTTAACACATAGTATAAAGCAGAAAGTTCACCTTGCAAATATTTATAATGTTCTATATCTTTTAGCGCACCAGACATTAATGTTTCTGCTATTTGTTTTTCTCTTTCTTGCACTTTACGTTTTATAAAGTCTAATAATGTAATTTCATCCATTATTTCTTAGCTGGTCTGCCTCTTTTTTTAGCAGGTGCTTTTTTCTTAGCAGGAGCTTTTTTTTCTATTACAATTTCTATTACTGGTTCCGGGACTATAACTTCTTGAATAGTATTTTTATTAGATATTTTTGCTAGTTTATTTGCAATTCTTTGGTCACTTTTTGCTTTTTTATCTATTGCAGCTTGTTCCATATCTGCAAAATGTTTTGCTTCAGCAATTCGATCTGAGTTCTTTTGTTCTCTGAGTTTTGCTATATATTGTTTTCTTGTGTCCATATTAGTTCCTCATTTTGGTTTCTATTTCTAATAGTTTTAGATCTGCATTTTGCTTTAATCTATCTATTGCTACGTTAAGCTTATCATCTGCAATATCTTTTTGCACATTTATGCGTTGTCCTTGCGTTTGTTGTTCTTGCATTTTCTCTTGAGCTCTTTGATTTTGTTTTTGCATAAACTGTTCTGCTTCAATATCCATTTCTTTATCTTTTAGATCTAATTCAGCTTTTCTTATTTCAACCAAAGGATCTCCGCCATCGCCTTGGCCTATGGATTGTAAAAATTCATTGGTTAATTGCGCCATAATTGGTGAACTCAACTGTTCTTTCATTAGTTGTATTTGTTGCGTCATTTGTTGAACTTGCTCTTGTGGTACTTGTTGCATTTGCGCTTCCATTTCTTGAATTTGCATCTGCACTTCTTCTGGCATTTGTTCTGCTGACATCTGTGCAGCTAAGAACTGTAAATGTTGCATACAATGACTAATAATTACAGATTGAATTTGCGCGTTATCTTGCACAACTTTAGTGATAAATAAACTTTTATGCGTGTCTAAGTGAGCCTGGTGATTTTGCCCTTCAAAAGCTTGCGCTGGTTTACCCATTAACAGACTAGCATTTTCTGTACCTGCATCTACTGGCTTCGGTGTGTTGTCAGCTGGTGGTTTGATTAACGCTTCTACATTATCTACACCTAAAGCTGCGTACATACGTTTGTAAGCCTCATATATACCCGTTGGTCCATGTATTTCTGGATTGGATTGAACCATTTGTAATAGTTCTTGCGCTAGTGTAATTCTTTGACTTTGTGAAAATATATTAGGATCTGAAACAGGAACCACATCTATACGTCCATCAAAATCAGATTGCTTAATTTCATTAGGGCCAGATCCAGTAGCAAACTCATACGCTGGTGGTAAATACTCGCCAAATACTTTTGCTAGTAATTTAAACTCTAATCTTTGTGCATAATGTAATCTTTTGTGAATAGCGCTCATAACTTTAGTGCCACGCTCTAATAAAGCAACTGTAGTACCAACTGGCATAGCCGCATTAGAATCACCCACATTCATATCTGCTATAGCAGCAAATCTTTTACCAGAATCTACCAATAAACCAAGTAATTGCATTAACACATTGCTAGGTTCTTTTATTGGAAGAGGTATAAGATTATCACGCAGAGAACCCCCAGTTGTGTCAATATCTCTGAACTCACCAGGCTGCAGCGGTTCATCTTCATCACGTATTCTCATACCTCTGGCTTTGAAACCCGCAGGTAAGTTTGCTAAAGTTCCAGCATCTATAAGTTGTCTTAATATAGATGTAGAGGCTTTAGATAAACCGCCTATCATGTGTGATAAGCCAAGGCCATAAAAACCTAGTCCGGGTAAAAACTTATATTGTATGAAATAATTAATTTTATTTTTTAAAGGATCTCCCTCTAAGTAGTTTCTTCTTATAGATAATATTGTTTCTGATTCTTCATCAATAGTAATAATGTAAGGCAATTTTAAACCTGTAGGATTACCCTCTGCGTCTACATCTTCAAAACCTTCTATATCTAAAACAGTATGAACTTCATATATGGTTCTGTTTCTATCTTCTTTGTAACTAGGCTCAATACCTTGTATTTCATTAATCTGTTTAGCAACTTCTGATTCATTACCACCATAAGTATTTTCTGGTATTTCTACATCTGCATAAAAACCAGTTATTTGTTGTTTCTTTACTTCGTTGTATGACATGCTTATTGCATGTGTAACTCTTTCAGCTGAAGATAAATCAGAAGCCTCGTAAGGCACTATAAGATCTTCTGGTGTTATAAATTTTGATACAGCCTTGTTAGTTACAAAATCAAAGTAAACTTTCTTAAATGCAGATCCTGCAAGCGGTAGATAAAACAGTAACATATCAAGCTCTGGATCATATTCTTCCATTACATTCATAATGTAATAGTTCATAAATTCTTGGATTCTATCTGCCTGGCTTTCAGTTTCTGCTGTTCTTGCGCCAATTACCTGTGTCTTTACAGGACCTTTAGCTGGTAACATTTCCTTATAAGCTTGTGCTTGAAACTGAGTTACAGCTTCTGCTAGTATTGGGTGAATTACCCCAGAAGAACCTTCAAATGGTTGTGATCTTGACTCATCAAATTTCATGCCTAAATATTTAAGGCCATCGGTGTATGTTTTTTCCCACTCGTTTCTTGATTGTTTGTCGCTTTCTACTGAGCTAACAAGATCAGATGCAAGTTGTTCTAAAATACTTTCGTCTACAAAATCTACCAAATTACTATCAAAATCCATAGGTGGCATTGGATCTTGCATAATTTCGTCATCTAAAAGCACGCCTTCTTCATTGACTAAAATCTGTGCAGCATTTTCAATTTCTTCTGTTCTGCTGGGTTCTGTCATTATTTCAACAGCAGTGCTGTTATCCATAATATCGGGGTTATCTTCTGTTCCTAATCTTCTTTCTATTGCCATAATGTTTTAGTGTATCACCCTTGGTCTTTTCTCGTCACCTGTTAAAATTAAATCAACTAATTCACCATTTAATGTCAATCCTTGACTTTCAGCTATTAGTTGCGCCTGTTGGTATGTATCAGCATGTATATCAGGTCCATCATATTCTTCTTTATCCCATATAAAGGTTGTAACGAATATTTTTTTAATAGCCATTAATAATACACCACTCTATTTTTTTTCATAAAATTAGCTTGTTCTTGGTAATCTTCTTTAAGAGAAACAAAACCACCTTGTCTAAATCGCATTAAAGCCATTGTAGCACTGTCGCAAAAGTCGTCATAGTCGCCATAAGGGAAGGAAGCCATCTCTTCAATTACCTCATCTGCAAAGCTATCTTCAGGTGCCCAAACCATACCAGATTCAAATATAGGCGCGACACTATTCATTCTAGCTACCTTATCTTGGCCTCTGCTCGGTGAGTATGCTGTTACTGGTATGCCCATTCTTCTAAGTTCTTGTGTTAGTGGAGTACCAGATGCTTTTGCTTCGATTAGCACACAATCTGGATCCCAATATTTATATTCATCAAATGCTATCTTTTTTAACTCAGGAAAGTCAACCCTAAACCTTTTTGCATCTAATAAAATAATAGCGTTTGCATCCTCATCGGCTGTTTCGAATATTGCCCAGGTAGTTATAGCCGAATAGTCAGCTGTGTCTTTTTTTGAAAAAGCTGTATCATAACTTTGTATTATGTAGCTATGTTCCGGGACATCCTCATGTTCCCAACGTCTCCACCACTCTCTTTTAACTATAGATCCTGCTTCAGCTGTGGGATTTTGCATCCACTGGCTATTCCATTTAGCAACCGGTAGAGAGGCTTTAACAGATAAAAGTTCTTCTTTTTTCCAAAACTCTGGCCATAGTGGTTGTTCTGTTTCTGGCATAATTGCAGGAAACTCTACTACTTCCCATTGGTCAGCATTTTCATCGCCTTGTTTTTTAAGAACTTTACCTACTAGATCTTTGACACTCCATCGTGTCATTACTATCACTATAATACCGCCAGGCTGTAAACGCTGCCTAGGTCCAGAGGTGTACCATTCATAAGCTGATTCTAAGGATTTAGGCGATAAAGCATCTTGTTCTGAATGAGGATCATCAATAATTAGTAGATCCGCACCACGACCTGTTATGGCACCACCAACACCAGCATAGAAACTTTCACCTTCTTGGTTTGTTGTCCATCGTCCAGCTGATTTGTTATCGGCTTGTAGTTTTAGATCTGGAAATATATGTGAGTATTCTTCGCTATCAATAATGTTTCTAACCTTTCTACCGAATCTAACGGCTAGTTCGGCTGTGTGGGTAGTCTGGATAATTTTTAGATCTCCTTTTCTGCCCATCATCCAGGCAGGAAAGTAAGTTGATGCAAATTCAGATTTTGAATGTCTAGGAGGTAAGCAAACTATAAGTCTTTTTAATTTGCCCTGGGCAATTCTGTTAAACTTTTCACCAATAATTTTATGGTGTCTGCCTTCAATAAACTCTGGCCATAAATGTTTTACAAAATTAATGAAATCATTTTGACAATCATCCTGTTTATCTATTTGGTCGTATCTATGTAATAAAGCTAAAGCTTCTTGCTTATCTTGTTGCGATAAAATGTCAAAATCTTTTATGGAAACTTTACTCATAACAATCCTAGTAAAGACGGGTAAAGCAGCTAGGTAGTGACATAGTAACTACTTCACCCTAAGCGTAAACGCCTA